CGTCAGATTCGACGTTTCGCGAGACGTCATCTGCATAAATTGTTCACTCCGCTAGAGCTCGGGGATGTAAAGAGCCCGCTGGAGTGGATAAACTCACACCCAACCTACACAGAAGCCAGGAAGCAGTGCTTGCGTGAGGCATACCAGGAGTTGGTGAATAATGGTGCTTATTCGTTCCCTGCGGATCGAGAGAGCCTAGAAACCATCAGAAAAACTGGATCCTTTATCAAGGATGAGTCTTATCCGACAATGAAAGCATCTCGCTGGATTAATGCGAGTGCCGACTATGTCAAGGTCATGTATGGTCCTATTTGTGATGCGATTATGCATTCCATGGTGAAACACCCTGCGATGATGAAAGTTATTCCGGTCAAGGAAAGAGCGAAAGCCATCTTTGATCGTCTTTATCAGGAGGGAGCGGTTTATCATGCTGCTGATTACACAAGTTTTGAATCTCATTTCACACCTGAGAAAATGGAATACATCGCGCATGACTTCTATGCGTACATGTTGCAGAATGTTCCTTTGGCTTCGATGATGTCTCTGGTCGGTCTTCCGCTTGTTAACGGAGAGCTCGATCCAGCGCACATTGAGTCTTTTCTTGGAGGTGTTTTGAGAGGTGAGAGATTGTTGCAGATGAGGAACTACGGATTAGTTCGTTTGCTAGCCCGGAGGATGTCAGGAGAGATGGACACCTCTCTAGGAAATACGTTCTCCAACTACGTTATGTTGCAGTTTATGGCGTATTTGAAGATGAACGAGCTAGGAAAGAAGTTTGAAGAAGTTCCATGTTTTGTGGAAGGGGATGATTCACTCACTCGGTATCCTGAGGGGGTGGATCCAACAGAATCTGATTATAGTGACTGGGGATGGGTTATAAAAATGGAGAGACACGAAAACCTTTGCACCGCCAGCTTTTGCGGCTTAGTCTTTGATGAACAGGACCTAGTAGTGGTTACTGACCCTATTGAAGTCTTAGCGAAATTTGGGTGGACTGGAAGGAAATATGTGTTCTCATC